CAAAATTAAAAATACTTTTTACAATACTATTTAATGTTGGATTTTTTCTTATATCAAAACCATATCTTTTTTCTAAACCTACTGTACTATCTAGGTTATCTATAAAGCTATTATAATAATTATCAAATACTTCTGATTTAACTCTAGATTCAGTATTAGGTCTAAATTTTTTAATAGTGCTTTGTGGCATAAAAGACACTTCAGGATTATAAGGATTAGGAATAGCGTTCCATATGCCATCACCATCTATGTCAGCGTGAATATGATATTTAGGTTCTGAACTTTTTGATCTTTCATCATAAGTAAATTTAATTCTACCATTACGAATGTAAGTATAAATATTATTACTATTTTGCCATTCTTCTGTTAATCCTAAATCATTTCTTTCATTAGTACTCATACCATTAATTCTTCTAAGAATAGTATCTACTGCATCATATTCTATATCTTCAGCTGACATACCAAAGTTTGAGTATGTTTGAAAAATAGGAAATTTAACTATATTAGCCATTATTCAACTCCATATCCTTTATCACCAAGTGTACTAAAACTTAATTTAATAGCATTTTTAATATTTTTACTAACATTATGTATGTTTACTTCTTCTGGTCTTACATAACTATAATTTAAATATAATTTAATTAATGGTACAATTTCACTTTTAACAAGATCTATATCTTTTTGAACTAAATCATCACTAGTAATTTTTAACCATCTAAGTCCCGGAATATCAAATAAAGGCTCAGTCAAATAACCTTCTGTTGTTATACCCATAGGTGTTTTAGTTTGAATACCAAAATGTTTTTTTTGTTCTTCAGCAATAGCTTCTACAATCATACTATCTAAATCAAAATCTTCGCTTTCTAATACACTATCTATTTTAAGATCAATGTCATCTCTAACAGAAGCATCTTTATTAATTTTTGAAAAGAAATATTCATAAGCAGATTCTTCAGTTACACCACCAGCACCATCACCTGTAACAGGCATTTTTTGTATTGATTTATGTAAATCTATTAAAGGTTGTATTAATTCAGAATCTAATCCTTCAATAGCAAATCCAGCTCTACTAGTAAGGTAATTTACAGTATAAGCAATTTCAGCAAGTTGCATACGATCAGCTTCTGTTTTGTAATTTAAGTTTTTAGCTGAACTAATAAATTCATTAATACTACTATGTACATATCCATTTTCAGCTGCAAATGCTGTTATCTTATAAAGATCATCACTAGGCATATCATTACTAATGTCATAACTAAAATCTATTGATGCTATATCTCTAGCTAATGGCATACCATCTTCAGGAACATAATCAGAATTAATCATGCTATATATTTTATAGTCTAATATTTTTTCTTTTAAATCATCTCTACTAATACTATATCCAAAAGAATCATTTAATTGTCTATATAATGAACTAATATCAGCTTCTATATTTACGCTTTCTCTACTTCCATAAAATTGAACAGCAGTTGATATATTATAAGCCTCAGTTAATTCTTGTTTTTGTTCTTTACTAAAACCATATTGGTCAGCAATAAGATTTAAATCTTTAAGACTAGGGGGTAAATCAAAATTTTCTATAGAACCCATAGCTTTATTGAAGTTTTCATTAATGTTTATTTCTTGTTGTATTTCAATTTTCTTTTGTATTTTTTCGTTTGTTTTAATAAATGAATCAATAAAACTTTCAGCCTTATCTACTAAATCTAATCTTTCATCTAATGTTGTATCTGTTAATACAGCAAAAGGACTATCTTCATCAGTTGGATTAGTAGTATAGTCTTTTAATAATTGAGTTTTAATTTGTTTAGAAATTTCTTCTACATTTGTGTCACCAGTACCAAATGGTATTTTTTGACCAGCCCAATCTTTTTGATCTTGGTTTAATGCTACTTGAAGCAAATCATTAATTTTAGAGTTTAATCTAGCTCCTTCAAAAGCTACTTTATATTGTCTTAGCTTTTCTTCAGGTAATGCCATACCTGATCTATATTGAGGATCTAAACTATTATATAAATTTTCATAAGAAATTTGCATTTCACTAAGTATAGGTAATACACTAGTTTGCCAATGTTCATCAAATTCAGCTGGATTTTTTTTCATAATCATAGCTAATTCTGAATCAATTAATATTTGATTTTTTGTTTCTAGTGTTTTAATAGCATCAATTTGTTTGTTATTATAATATTTGTTAAATATTTGATCGCCTTCTTGAGCAGCTTTTAAACTAATAAATTGTTTAGACCAGTTTTTAAATCTCTGTGGAGCTTTTGATACAATAGCTTCTATATAAGCGTTACTAGCATTTGTAAAACCTTCAGGATCTAAATTATGTTTTTTGCTAAGATCACTAATAGATTTAATAGCATTAATTTGTAAATCTGCTTTATATTGTTCTTCCTCAATAGTAATCATTCTTTGAGCATAAATATCTAAATTTTTACCAATAGAATCTGCAGCAGTTGCAATAGGATCTCCGTCATAACTTCCTACTACACCCATTCTTGATTGAATAGATGATACTGTAGTTACTTTTTGTCTATCTCCTTTAGTTAATGCCATTATGTTTTATAGTATTTTGCTGTACCATAACCAGTTGTTAAACCAGCTATAACACTTGTATACCCTCCAAATGTTAAGTCTTGTGATTTTAATTTATTTTCAAAAGCCATTTGACTATATTTAGTTTGTACTGATTGTCCCATTAATCTAATAGTATCTATATCTTTAGCTGCTTCTACTTCTGCTTGTTTGTTAATATTAAGGAAACTTCTTGAATCATCATAATATCCAGCAATAGATGCAAAGGCTTTGTTATTTGCTATCGTTTCTTGTAAATTTCTAATTCTAGCATTTTCTTCTTCAATAGCTGCTAGTTTAGCCATTTCAGCTTCTTGCTGTAATCTAAAATTTTCTCTTGCTAAAGCAGCTTGTTGGGATCTAATACTAGATACTGTTCCAACAGCACCTACTACTGCACTAATCATTAATGCTTGTGATGCACTCATGCGAATTGTATCTCCATAGCTAGTCCTAATACTTTTAAAGGTAAAGGATCATTTTGTGAAATTGTAATTGTTGGTGATGTACTATAACCTAAAAAGCTAAATTCTTTTTTATCAGTTACAGCTTGTAAATCAGTATTAACATTAAAGTTCACTTGTTGTATCACCAATTCTTTTGAGGATCTGTCTGATCCTTTCATAGTTATATCTAATCCACCAGATATATCAACAATAGCTTTATTAATTCTTCTAGGTTGTCCAGTCAAAGGCCCAGTATCTATTTCTTTGTCAATAGGCATTGTTTCTAATATAGGTGTAAAATTAAATCCTACACGCACTCCACTAGGAAATGGTGCATTAGTTAATGTAATTCTATCATTTGCATCTATTGTAAAAACACCTAGTGATCCATTACCATATACTGCATTTACCTGTGTAGTTGGTTCATAAACAGAATTTACAGTATGTATAAAACCATTAACAATAGTAATTACTGCATTGTCAGCTGGTGTTGCAGCTAAATTTTTGTCTAGTGTTAGAGTATATCCTGATGCAGTTTGTGTTACAGCTGTAATTGTATATTCAGTAGAATTTCCAGCAATAGTAAATGTTTCTAAAATTTCAGGATCAGAAGTTAATCCGTCTACTTCTAAAGTATTTCCTGTTTGAGATCCACCATTTACTAAAGGTGATCCTTTTTGATATACAGTAGTTGTAGTAGAGCAATCTACAGTTATTGCATCAGTATCACTAAATTTTTCTAATAAATAAACAGTCCCTGAAGGCAATACTCTTTTAGTTGCTACAAATAAATTTTCATTAATAGATGTTATAGAATAAAATTCATCACCTGTTTTTGTTTCCCACATAGTCCAACCAGCAATCTTTTCATCTCTAATACTATGAAATACAGCTAATTTACCACTACTAGTAGAACCACTATTTAAAAAAAAAGCAAACTGTTCTGGTCTTTCATTATTACCAGTAATCATAGAATGTTGTTTAGGGCTATCTATTAATTGAGATGATAACACTGATACTGAAGTAGATTTGTATGCTTGTTCAACATCTGAAAATACATATTCTCTAATAGTTTTACCATTTTTTTGACTAAATAAAGTAGCTCCGTCAAATGGCACAGGAGCAGCTCTATTACAACCATAAGGTGTTTGTCTAAGAAAAGTAATATTACTTGGAGTGATTGCTTGAGTATCAGAAGGTGTAGGAACAAAGTATTCACCACCATCTGTAAAAATCTGTAAATTTCTTGATGAAAATAAATGTCTTACTTCGTTTACTCTATCAGAAGCAATAGCAACATTAATAGATTCATCAGCTAAACCAGTACCAATATCAAAGTTATAATATTCACCTATTTTTGAAGCTACTACAGCTGAAGGTTTTGATTTAACACCAGCAAACCAAAGTCTATTATCATGGAATGTGACTGCTTGAGGATATCCTCTATGGTCTGATATTAATTCTTCTTCCCAATCAAAATGAGGGCCAGCACCAGCAGATACAGTTTCAATAATAGTTACAGTAACATTACTAGCATCTGTATATCCAGTAATCTTCATTTGTGATCCATCTACTTTTAAATAGTGTCCAACACAATCAGATAAGAATACAGGGCTACTAGCAGTTACAGTTCTTCCAGTACCTGTAGCACCAGTAGATAATGTTAAAGAAACAGTAGCGTCATCATATTTATAAAATGGTGAATGTATTTTTTTAACACCAGATATAATAATATCTTCATCTAATTCAAATTGAAATTCTTGTACTGTAAATGTTGTAGCACTAGTTCTTCTAATTTCTAGAATAGGATTATCTCTATGACAAACAAATACTGTATCTCCAAATTGAGCTAAGTTTAATTCAAATATTTGAGAAGCTGTCCAGTTTACATTAGTAGTAATATTAGATTGAATTATTATACCATCAGAATCATAAACATCTAGTCTGCCATCAGATATTGCAAATACAGCTAGTTCATCATTAGAAAATATAAATGGAGCTAATCTAGCAGCTGCTGGTAATGTAGCTGTATATTGAGTAGCTGGTCTACGCATAACACCACCTTCATCTAATAAAAACCAATTACGACATTGTTTAGCACCTTCAAAGTATGCTTTAGCGTCTGTTCTAGAATTTAATAGTGGATTTAGTTCACCAGCTGAAAAGTTGGTAAATACCTGTCTTACTTTTCTGGGCATTAAGATACAACAAGTCCACTACGACTGCTCCTTCTTTCAGTAATAAATCTATCAGTTGAAAGTCTTTTTGTAGTAGTTTCTTGTGAATCTGTATTTTTAGCAATTAAAATTTGTCTTTCACCTAATTGGTCATACTCTCTTACTAAATCAGCATCTCTAGCTAAAGCTCCACCAAAAGCACTAGCTAGTTTATAAACTAAAGCATGTCTAAAATAAGGTGGAAATTTAGATTCGTCTTGTCTAAATAAGTAATCCATAATTACTGTACTAGATGATCCATAACCATTTAAGTAGATTTTATCTTCATATCTAGAATATTGTAACAATGCGTCATTACAGGTAACTGCTAGTATTTGTAAAACTTGAGGACTAGTAGGCATCTGATACGCATATTCAAATCTACCTGTGGGAGCTGCTGTTAGTAATGAGAGCTGTTGTTGTCCAGTTGCAAATCTCCACCTAGCCCTTGTTAAGGTAGCTTCTACAATTTCTTCATATATATTATTAACTACAAGAGCTTCAGTATTGTCATCAGTAAAAGATGATATTGGATTTGCACCAATCATAACTAATGCTCTAGTTGCTATATCTACTTTAGTTACTGCCATTACTTCCTCATTTTCTTTAGTGTTTTAGCCAATGCTATTCTTCTTTTTAGTAATGTATTATTACCAGCAACAGCTTTTTTTTTCATTTTTGTTAAGTCAGATTGAGATAATGTTTCTCCTTCTTTTAACAAACCCATGCGTTTTGCAGTGGCTCTTAAAGCACCTTTTTTCTTAATAGCTTTTTGAATCCACTTTTCTGCCATTATAACATCTTTGGTAATTTAATACTTAAATCTTTACCTGTTATTTCGTGTATTCCATACTTTTCATTTAGATAAGCTACAGTAGCTCTAAATCTATCTTTTTGTTTTTGAGGATCGTCAGAAGTAACAATAGATTCTAATACTGCTATATTAGTTCTTATATCATCAATATCTTTAGTTGATCCAATATGTTTAGGAGAAACAAACCTACTTTTTGTATTACCACCTAATAACTTAATTTCAATATCACCATCAGGCAGTTTTTTGTACATATAAGAACTTTTTTCAGCTGAAGCAAGAATAGAAGTTCCTAAAGATCCAGCTATAGCACCACTCATAATAGGATTTCTTCCAATAAAGTTTTTAACTTTACTAATTCCTGTTTTGTTTAATGCCCTTCTTATATCTGATTGAAAAGTACCAGCTTGAAAATCTTTTTCTATTCCAAGTAAATCAGCTATATTTCCACCACCCATTCCATCTACTTGAGTATCACTTAAAAAAGAATTTTTAGCTTTTTCTTTTAAATTACTAGCTGTTTTTTTTACTTTATCTACAGCTGGTTTAATTTTTTCTTTTGCTTTATCTACAGTTGGTTTAATTTTTTGTTGAGCTTTATAAACTTTTTTTCTTATAGCAGAAACATCATTTTCACTTAATCCACTTTGGTAAACATCTTTAACTTTATTAACAGATTTGTTTACTGTTGATTTTAATGCACTTGCTTTATCACTAGTTACATTAATAGCTTTTTTTAAACCTTCTTTTAATTTTTTTTTCTTTAATAAACCTTTAGCAGCTGTTGCTGCTGTTCTAATTACTGCTCCTATTGCCATAATAACTCCTTAATTAAGAAGGGGGGTATTAACCCCCCATTCCTTTATGATCCGTTAGTTACTGTAACAGTAGTTGCACCAGTTGTAGAAGTTACCACTAAAATATCTACAGTCTGAGAACCACCATTAGAGCCTACACATAG